AATACGGTACAGACCTTACTCCTGTGGCAGACGCTGATGCTTATGTTGGTATTGTTGATGCAGCTGCATTCGGTCACGGTGCAACTAATAACCACATCGGTGAAACAGGTGACTCAGACAGGACGGGCACAGGTGTGAATGATATGTTTGAGATTGGAGAGGCTTTTGCTCAAGAAATGTCAAGTGCAGTGACAGGCAGCACAAATAGTACGTGGACTCCTGCGGATATGACTACTCATATCTGGTTGGACTTTGATGACCAAAGCACGCTGACGAAGTCGGGCGGTTATGTAACGACAATTAATGATAAGTCAGGCAACAACACTAATTTCAATGCGTCATCAAACGCTACCCTTGAGGAAGTGAACGCTGTTCAAAACGGTAAGAATGTTCTCAGATTCAATAGTAATACAGATTATACTAATTCCACTTTAGGAAGCTTCACTACCAATACACGACACAAGTGGTACTTTGTTCTCAAGACAACCAACATAGACAACTCACTTGATGCTTGGGTATATGTTAATTCGTCAGGAAAACAGCATATTCTTATGGGGTCGAATGGTACTACATTCAAGGGTTACTGGTATAATAAAGAAGGCTATCGACCATCTACATCAGCCACTGATTTAAATGACTCTTGGAACATACTAGCCGTAGAGTGGGATGAGGTTAATGACACAGCCACCACATGGTTGAATGGTACACAGGTCGATACTGGTACAGGTTCAGGAACAATCGGCGGTAATAAGAATATCAAGTTCAACAAATACGCACAGGTTGGAGACTCTGATTGGGGTGAGGCACTGTTCACAGAGAACCCATCTCAAGGAGATTCTGATAAGATCGAAGGATACCTCGCACATAAGTGGGGACTGACAACAGACCTCCCTTCTAACCATCCGTATAAAACAATCGCACCATGAGCAGATATCGATCATACGGAAAATTAGATGATCCATTCACTTCGGAAGGGGATACTTTCTTTTTGCGAATGAATGCCCGACTTCGCCCTAACCAGTTAAAGCCTGGTGAGGTTGCTTTGTCGAAAAATGGACGAATGAATAAAGATGGAACTTGGCAGACACGGAAAGGCTTATCAACTCTGTTTGGATCAATCACTTCGGGAGTAAATGCGATCCGATTGCCCTATATAATTTTATCGGCTCAGAGGCAGAGCAATGTGGTAACCTTAGTTTTAAATGCCACTCCATCCCTTTCTTTTATACCTGGTGATTCTTTTCATATTGATGATTTAGATGCATCAGTAAACGGCACTCAAACTTTAGCCTCGGTCAATTTTACGACTAAGACCCTAACTTTTAGTAATACCGGTTCTGATACCACTTTTACGGTTAATGGCGGAAATGTCGGCAATACTTCAGTCGTATCGGCTGGGACGGCAATCAGTACGACTTTAAATTTTACCCTCAACGACAACGGAGTAAACGAAGTATTTGGATCGGCAGTTTTCTCGGATGCCACATCGAATAACGATGACTATATTTTCACCGCCACAGACACTACCTGTATCATTCTGCGTCTGAAAGACTCTGCACTTTTTAAGTGTCGGTATGAGGCGGGAGGGGAGTCAGTCGATGGACCGGTTCAGATGACTCAGGGGCTCGGGAAAATGTATATCTTTCGGACAAATCAGACAACTCTTGAGGCCAGCCCAGCAGTTCAGCGAGTAGGTATCGCATCTGCAACACAAAGTGGGCAGACAATAACGGTAAACACATCGACTGCACATGGCCGCTCGGTTAATGATTATATTACCCTAACCGGATTGGGTGCATATACGAATGATCCGAATGGCTGTTATCAAGTGGTAACTGAATCAACCAATTCTTTCACCGTCACAATGACAACCAGCCAAACGGCAACCTTCAATGTTTCAGGCGCACAGGTGGAATATTTCTCGGATTTCACGAAGGTGGCAAACGGAACTTATACCGCACCGCTTTACATTACTGATGCCACAACGGTCTCACAGGATGGAGTGGTAACAATGGATATTTCGCCGAATAAACATGGGCTGTCCGCTGGGGATGATTTAACCATTCAGTCGGGGACCAGCCCATTTGATTTATTTGCAAACCAAAAAGTAAGAGTTACGGGAGCGCCCACAGTCAATCAGTTTACCTTTAATTTAGATGTCGCTAATGTTTCCCTCGGAGATTCCAAAACTTTAACAGTCAATAAACCATTGGCAGTCGGAAAAGGCTATATTCATCAGCCCGCCGCACCTTGGGGAATCGTCCACGAGCGAAGACTATGGATGCCTTACTGGTACACCTCGGATGTCAATCCAACGGACCGAGGAATTAGAGATGAAATCGTAGCCTCTGATATAATGGATTTTGATACAGTGGATGTAATTGGCAATCAGTTCAGACCATCTGCCGGGCAAAGCGATTACCTAGTCCAACTGACTCCTTTTACAAAAGATAGTCTCGTAGTCTTTAATCGTAAATCGATTCATCTGATGAGTGGAATAAGCGGATCTCTTGCCGATGTATCGACCAATGTGGTAACCACAGAAATCGGATGTTCGGCAAGAAAATCTGTAGTCCAAGTGGCTAACCAAATATTCTTTCTTTCAGATCGTGGCATATTTTCAATTCAATTTCTTGATGAATATAATTTACGGGGAACAGGCACACCAATTTCCGAAACTATTCAGCCTTTCATAGACCGGATTAATCAAGACTATGTTCATTTAAGCTGTGCAGTTTACTTCGACAATAGACTATGGTTTGCAGTCCCGCTAGACACTGTCCCAGGCGGTGGGGATGCAACTAAACTTAACACTATAATTGTCTACTCGATGATTAATGGAGGCTTTGAAAGTATCGACACTGTCAACTCGACCGAGTTTGCGATTCGTGAATTAATAGTAGGCAAAGAAGGTTCGCAGAATGCTTTATATCTGACTACCGAGGAAGGAGGCATTCACAAAGTCGATGGAGCAGATGGCGGGGATGTGGTAAGCATGACTGCCGGTCAAGCGGTCCCCGAAACCATTGCAGTAGTTTCTCAATGCACAACCCGACAATATGATGCGGATACTGCTGACAGGAAAATGTTCGCCCGATCCGAGTTACATATAAAAAGCTCAGATCAAGGACTTTCCGATGGTGATATTAGTTTTATAACTGAAGATCCCGACTCCACAACATCGGCCACATCGATATCCAGCCTAATAGGTTCGACATTACCGGCAGACGAAGATTCTTCCATCCGACTTGGAGTAAGAAAAAGGGGATTCGGAATACAAACAGACTTTAAGCCCACAGCGGGCAGACCATTTTTAAGGGCAGTTAAAATCGATGCCCGAGTAACCGACAGAAGCACGACATCTATTTCATAGGAGAAACATTATGGCAGTATTATCAACAGGACAGAGTTTTAGCAGTGGCGATCAAGTCACCGCACAGAAATTAAACGACATAATTGGTCAAGCGACTTTTACTTCGGCCGCCTCTACTACTGATAATTCGACCCTTACTCTAGGTTCGAGTAAATTAAAAGTAAAAGATGCTGGAATCACATCGACCCAGTTGGCCACTGATTCAGTAATTACCGCCAAGATTCAAGACGGAGCGGTAACAGCCGCAAAGCTCGATGCGGCGGCTGTAAGCGTTCTTATGCCAAGCGGTTCGCTCATGCCATATGCTGGGGCATCTGCCCCAACCGGTTATCTCCTTTGCGATGGTGCGGCGATTTCAAGGTCAACTTATTCAGCTTTATTTGCTTTAGTCGGTACAACCTACGGATCGGGCGATGGTTCATCGACTTACAATATCCCCGACTTACGAGGCCGAGTAATTGCCGGACAGGACGATATGGGCGGAGCATCTGCTAATCGATTAACTGGACTAACTGGCGGAGTTGATGGGGATACTATCGGTGCGACAGGTGGAGATGAAAAGCACACGCTTACTGCGACAGAAATGCAACACACAAACTCGACCCCTACCATTACCCACGCTGTTGCTGGAGGCTCGGGCGGAGTGACTGCACCAAATTTGGCTAATACTGGCAATATATCGGCTGTGTCCGCTACCGCCCACAACAATGTCCAACCCACCATCATTTTAAATTACATAATCAAGACTTAATATGGACATTTTACAGAAATTATCGGACCCCGAAGCGTACGCCCAATCTATGGCCGACCAATTAGTTGCCCAGTATAATGCTCCACAGGGCGAATCGCTCGCGTATATAAATGATGCGGAAAAGAAAATTTTAAGAAATGCTGGTGCATCGGGTAAAATGACACCCTCGGGCATTCCATCCTACGCGCCTGAAGATCCCCTTCGTCAAGCCGCCGCCCTCCTAAATTCGGAAGCACCGGAAGGTGAAGGATTAGCGTACATTAATCAACAGGAAGCCCAAATGCTTATGGAAGCGGGTGGAGCGGGTGAACCAGTTAACTCGTCAGGAGTCCCTTCGTTTTTCTTACAGAAACTTTTTGGGGGCGGGAAAGCACCCCCTCCCTTACCCGAATTTAATGTCGGCAAATCTGCAAGGGATTATGTCGGAGCAATGGCCGACTCAGGGCTTCAAGATCAGATGCTAGGAGTTCGCCAGCAATACGATCCGCAGTATCAGGATTTACAGATGACCCTCGCCAGGCGGGCCGCCGATCCGATGGCAAACTTGGCGGAATTGAGTGCTATCCGATCACAGGACTTTGGGGCTAGGATGGCCGAAAGACAGGCGGGATCAGATATTTCCATGATGGGTCGATTTGGTGCGGATATGAACGAGGCTTATCGGGCATCCGATCCCCTCATGCAAGCCCGTACAAACCAGGCAAATCAATTAGCCGATCAGGCGTTCAATGAAGCACAAATGACTGACCTATCGCCCGAGCAGAGAAGGCGAGCAACTCAGTCCGCCCGTGAAGGATTAGTGGCACGGGGTAGGGGAATGGATAATGCGGGCATTGCCGCTGAAGCGATGAGCCGAGAAGATTATTTACGCAAAATTATAGGCGAAAATCGAGACGATGCGATGAAGTTTGGCGGGTATGCATCTAATTTAAATAAATCAACCTCAGTCGATCCATTGGCCATGCTTCGAGGCGGAAGCAATTACACCCAGCAAGGGTTTGGAGAAAGGTCCGCTCTTTTCGGATTACCACAGGAATCGGTGACTCGAATTAATCCCGATGCTGGTGTCAATATTGGAATGCAAGCATACGCGAATAAAGCGAATTATGATGCGGCTAACTATGCCGCCCGAGAAAATGCGGCAAGTGGGATGGCAAGTGGTTTACTTGGTTTTGCCGGTTCATTAGGCGGAGGGTTTTTGGCTGGAAGAAACAACCCAGGATAATATTATGGCAATTGGAGATACAGTACAGGCGGGTTTAATGAGAATCGACCCATCCGCAATCGAGCGGGCGGGACAAGCGAATGCAAAAGCAAACCAGGCATTCGGACAAGCACTCGGCGAAGTCGCAAAAGGTTATTTTATCGGGCAGGAAAAGAAAGCCCGTGCGAATGAAATTAAAGAGGAATTAATGCGTTCAGGACTCCCCGAGGAGGCCGCCGCCAATATCTCCAAGAATCCATTCTTGCAAAAAGAACACGCGAGGAAAGAGGAAGCGGAAAATCGGATGAATATTGCAAGGTTGGCTCAAAGGAGTGCCGGCGATGCACTTGCACAGAAGGCGGCATTTGAGGAAACTCGAGTAGGGGAGAGGCAGGCATCACTAGAGAAGGCAGAAGAAAAGGAGCAAGCAAAAGGCGATTTTTTAGGTAAATATTTTTCATCTGTTCCGACTGGAGAATTAAACGAAGCGGGACAAGAAGAAGTGGCAAACTTTCAGGCATTTGCCGCTCCCGAAGATCCCCGTACAAATCCATTTATCCAGGAGACTTTACAGAATCCCGAGTTTCAACAGGCCGAGCCTGTTATGGATATGACTGGCAATCGATTTGCCCAGCAGTTTGCGGGTGATTCCCCTGAGGTTCAGCAATTGGCATTGAATTTCATGCAAGCTAGGCAGAAGGATGCTCCATCTATGTCTAGGCTTGTAACTATACAAGACGGAAAGGGCGGGTTTGAGCAAGTCGGACTCAATAGTGCTGGTGATCCGATAAGGAGCTATGGTCCGCCTAAACCCTCGACAATGTTTGCAACTCCTGATCAGCAAGCAGAGGGTAGGGCTAAAATATTATCAGTAGACAATGCAAATGACTTTGTGAACGATCAAAGGAATATTGCTTTAGAATCCGCTAAGTCAATAGTACCAGCAACCCGAGCATTAACTTTATTGGAAAAAGGTGACTTGGAGACTGGGGGTATTACTGAATTTAAAACAAATGTAACAGCGATGCTTGATAGCTTAGGTATCCCAATTCCTAAAGAAACAATGGATAAAGTTTCAAATACACAAACATTTAGAGCAGAAGTTGGAGATTTCTTATTTCAAAATATTGGTAAAACAAAGGGTACAGTTTCAGATAACGAGATGAAAGTGTTCGCTAGTATTTCTCCAGGTTTACAGATGACACCTGAAGCAAATAAAGTCTTGCTAGAGTATATAATTAAGAAAGCTGAAAGAGATAAAAATAAGGTTATATTTATTCAGAAGATGAGGCGAGATGGGGTGTCTATTACTGAACAAAGAAATAAACTTGAGGATTTTATCCTTGATAATGATCTGTCAGAAATCCTTTCGCCTATTGCCGGGGAAACATCAGAACAGCAACCTTTCAGGTCACCCCAAGGAGATGTAAATGGTAAGGTGGTAGGTACTAAGCCTAATGGCGATAAACTTATCGATGTAAACGGAAAAATATTCGTACACCCCGCCCAATAATGGACGAGCAAACTCTTAGCCTTATCCCCGCAACCGAGGAGGATTTGCAGTATTTAAATCCCGAGCCTCAATCTCCTGGCTTAGTGCCAGCAACTGAGGAGGATCTTCAGTATATTACTCCTGAAATCCGAGAGCCTACGATGCAAGAAATGACATCGGACTTTGAGACATTTAAAATGTTCAGAAAAGCTGGTGCATTTGATTCGGGCAAGACAGCAACAGAAATGGTTACCGAGGGAGTTTCGGGGATGGCATCAGACTTAGGTCACTGGGCAAAGACATTACCGATGCGGTTAGCCTCAAACTTTTTATTTCTCGATAAGGTAAGTGATACCTACAAACCACTTGGGAAGGTTAAAACAAAAGCAAAGGCTACAACCTTGCAGACTATTGGAAACCTCGAACTCGATTACAAATCAATCGGGGCGGGCATATCCCGAGGGGTTGATAAAGTATTTGGCGAGGCGGAGACAGAAGAAGATCTTCGTTCATCGTATGAATTTTTTAAGACTCAGGCAGACCTCGAGCAGCAACGCCAGGGTAAGGCCGCTGAGATGGTAACCGAGGGATTTCTTGGTATGTCACCCGAGTTTTTGACTCTTGGTATGTCCGAAGAAGAAAGACAACTTATTAGTTCCCAGCAAGTCACGCCCGACATGAAAGCGGCAAGAGGCGGATCGTTACCATCAGACCCCACAAATTTTATACCAATGGGGGCGGCATTTAAATTAGCAACAGGCACAGGCCGAGCTACCTTAAAAGGTGCGGAAAAGGTTTTAATTAATGAGACTCTACAGCTTGCCAAGTTACAAGACGATATGACTAAGGCATTATCGAGGGTAGGGGATAACTCCATTAAGAGTCGGAGACTGGCAATTAAACAAGCACCCGTAAAAGCGAGATTGGAAAAAGGCTTAACCGAGGTGACTGAAAAGATTGCCGAAAATAAGGCTAAGTTAAAACCATTAGCGGCCAAGCGGGATATGGCACTCACACAACTCGCATCCGATTTACCAATGGGAAACCCTTTAAAAGATTTCCTTAATGATGCCCTAAAAGAAGTCCCCATTAAGCAACCCCTTAACCTTACCAATAAAGTGGGAGGTGCTGGGCTTATCGCAATTGGAAAACCGATAGAATATTTAGGTAATGCTTTACAATTTATAAAAACACTCCCACAAGAAACCGCCATAAATATGCTAATGAAGGCGGGCGATAAAGTGGGTATGGAGGTGACCGAGCAACAGGCAAACGCATTAATAAAAAGCGGAGTAATGGGAGGAGTAGGGTACGGCGGATATTCTCTTACTGGAGAGTTTACCGATAGTGAACTTGGAAAACTAGGCGGTGCAGTAGGTGCATTACTCGGACCACAATTCCTCGCTCGATTTGGTAGAAATACCGCAATCCTTGGGCGAGAAGCAATGAAGCCAGCAAGCGATTTACCTTTCTTCACAAGACTTGCATCGAAGGATGCAGAGAAGATGACTACCCAGCTAATCGACAGAACTGCATTTGTACCAATTGAGTCAGTTGCCCGACAAGTAACAGGAGCGGCAGAGGGTAAAGTATTAAGCAGAATGGGCGGTCCTCAAGCATTCGGAAATATGTCACCAGGTGGACAGGTGGCAGTAAACTTTTTAGACCGATCAGGATTAGGCCGCTATGTCGAATCCACAGGCAGAATGGCAAAAGGAGTAGGAGCGGGAGGCGCGGTTGGCGGAGCCTTCGGCCTCGCGGCAAGTGGCGGGATGGATATGCCCGAAGCATTCTATGGTGGAATAGGGGCGGGTATGCTCTTTGGTTCTGCTGGTGCAGTAGGTGGAGAGGTCGCACGATTTAATGGTCCGATCAATCACATGGAAGCTCGATATGGAGATTTATACCACTATGCAGAGAAATACCTTCCAGCCGGGCAAAAAGAATCTTTTAATAAATTAAATCGAGATGTTCAGATGGCAGTCGCAAATAAGATTGTGGCGAATCCTAGTCTAGCTATTGAATATGTAAGTAATGGAAAAGACGGAGAGGGCGGATACTTTGACCGGGTAACTGGTGACATCGTTATAAATGTAGATTCTCCCCGAGCAATCGAACCATTACTAGCCCATGAGTTTACCCACTACTTAGAACAGACAGGTGGAAAGCGTAAATTTATCGACCTTTTGATTGGCAACCCAGTCATCGGAAAGCCTGGTATATTTATCCAACGGGTAACCCAGCAGAATAAATCTAGATATCCCGACCTCAAGGTTGGAGATCCAATCATGGTAGGCGAAGGGGCAAATCGTAGATTCCTCCTCAGTATGGAATTTGAACAAGCCCGATCCGAATACGGAAAGAAGTTACAAGATACTCTACTCGATTCAGACGGCAATAAAATGTCCGATTCCGACCTTGCCAAGATAATGACTGATGAGCAGACAGTAAGTGAAATCGTAGCCGAGCATGGAACTGACTTTCTACTTAATGATAAACGAAAGTACAGAGATAAGAATAAAGGTACAATCGGTAAAATTATGGGTTCGATCCTTGATACTGAGCTAGTCCAAAATATCCCAGCCCTCCGTAAAACTCTTGCCATGATGGGCGGTACATTCCGTCCCGATGGGCAATTAATTACCGATAATAAATTATTCTCCAACCTTAAAAGATATCCGCAGATTACCGAACTGGTTAGAAAGTATAATAATCAGTTGGAGGGTATGAGTCCGCAAAAGAGACAGGCACAGGAAGCAAGCGGAGAGATACAAGGCGGTAATATTAAGTCAGGCGGGAAAGCCACAAAAGAAGTAGTGGTTGATATAAAATCTGCCGAGCTTGCTAAAAGCCCCCAACTCGCTGAATTACTTCGAGCCGGCACACTCCTACAAATCGATAAAGATGGCAATGTAATACCAAACCTCGCCATGACCGCAAGGGAGCAAGGTAAATACAATCGCTCATTTGC